TTGACTTCACGGTTATAATTGGGTTAGATCGCAATTGCCAGGTATGCTACTTTGAACGGTTCCAAAAGGATTGGCGGCAAACTACACAGGCCGTTATAAACCTGCCAAATGTACCCATTGCAATAGATGGCACCGGTGTAGGTGGCCCGATTGGTGAAGATGTGGCAAGGGTTAAGCAGGTGGATATTGTGATTTTTACGCAGCATACCAAACAGCAAATGATGGAGGCTTTGGCTTTGGCAATTCAGCAAAGGAAGATTACTTTCCCTGATGGGGTGATAACGGATGAATTGAAAAACTTTGAGTATGAATATTCCAAAATGGGGGTAAAGTATTCGGCACCGTCAGGCCTCCATGATGATGCGGTATGTGCTTTGGCTTTGGCATTAACCAAATGGAAAAGCGGCGGTGATGGGCAATATAGTTACATTTAATTCAAATAGTTTATTTACCTTCGTAAAAAATAAACCATGAAAGATAATATTTCAGCTGCATTGATTTGTATTGGTTTTTACTCGGCAATTGCATTTGGATGCTATATTGCAAATAGTCCTATGCCTTTATTTTTCCTATTATTACACCCAAGAATAAAAACAAATGAATGAAAAATTGGCAAACATTAACCGTTGAAGATTATCAGCTACTTATGCAGGTGCAAAGCAGCGATTTGGACGACTTCGAAAAGGAGATACAGATTTGCAGCATGTTAGCCAATTGCACACCGTCCGACATTGAGGCGATGGATTTTGGCGATTATGTGGAACTGAAAAAGCAGATTTCTTTTGTGTATGAAAAACCGCCGGAAGCAAAACCGAAAATGTTTTGGCGAGGGTATAAGTTTATTTATGATGTGCGCAAAATAAATACAGGCCGGTATATTTCAATTCAAACCTTCCTGCAGGGCGGTTTAGTTGGAAACCTGCATAACCTTGCAGCCTGCATAGTTAACCCGCGTTTTGGCCGGTATGATGCAACCAGGCATGAAGAATATGCAAACGATATGAAATCGGCGCCATTGGTTTACATTATGTCTTCAATGCTTTTTTTTTGTCAGCTATTAGAGCAATCAGTATCAGCGATAATAGACAATGTGACACCGGAAACGATGACGGAAGAACTGACACAGACCGTGATCCTTTTGAGGAAAAATTTGGATGGCTTATTCACGCAGAACGTTTCGCAGCATACAACAGATGTACGTTAAATGAAGCGTTTGAATTACCTTGCAGGGAGTTTATTAATGCTTTGGTATATTTGGGTGGTAAAAGTGAATGGGAGGCAAGAAGGGCTAAAAAACAAAACGGTTAACAATGGCACAATCAATAGCACAGGCACAGGCGGCACTTTTAGCGGGCGGTAACTATTCAACGGGTGAAAGCAGGGCGGCTATTGGTGATGAATTGAAAGCAACCGATTCAGCGGTAATTAGGGCGGCTGCAAGGTTTGTAGATGATGTGCAAACCAACCTAAGAAAAACAGACCGGAATAGCAGCGGATTTTTGACAGATAGCGTTACGCCAGTAGTAAAAGAATGGGGTAACGGGATTAACGTTATTCAGGTAATGGTTGCCTATTATTACAAGTTTGTGGATCGCGGGGTAAAAGGTTTAAAGGGTGGTAACAGCCTTTCAAACTACCAATTTAAATACGCCAACCCTTCAAAAAAGATGGTTGATTCTTTGGAGAAATGGGTTAAAAAAGAGGGGATTAAATTCAGGAATACCAAAGTAGCGGTAACTACCAGGGAGCAAAAGAGGGCTAAAATAAGCAGCGTTTCCCGGTCAACAGCATTCGCAATAGGCAAATCGATTAAGCGCAAAGGTTTAAACCCTACCCGATTTTGGTCAGATGCTTTGGAACAATTGGAGAAAGATATTGCAACTGGGGTAGCAGATGCACTGCGTATAGATGTAATTGAAACTTTCAAATAATTGACAATAGTCACATAATGCAGCCCGGCAGATTAAATTTTGTCGGGTTGTTTGTTTGTATTGGATATTACTTTACATTTGTAAAAACTAAATGAAATGGAATTTTTAACTGAATTAGCCGAGCTTCTTAACAAGCATAATGCAACCATTGAACTTGAAAGGGTTTGGGAAAATGAGCATTCTTGTAGTGCTGAACTTTCTTTTTCGGTTGGTGGAATATATTTAGATTATACGTTTTCCTCATTAGGATCGTGTAAAACAATCAATGCAGACGACATATTAAATTTAATAAACCAAAAACATACCCTTGCATCATGGGGGTAATAATGCGGATTCACCCCTTTGCCGTTCCGAATTGGTAAGCGATTATTTACAGGTAACGGCAAAGGTTATGACAGGGAGTGGCGGAAATGGAAAACGCAACAGCAAACGTACTGAAGTATTCGCAAGATACATTGCAGGTTCGAATCCTGCCTCCCTGTCACTTTTTAAATTTAACCTATGCAAATCGAACTTGTAAAGCCCAACATTGATCCTTTCTTTGGCAGGAAAATGCCGCATGACAAGGTTTGTACTTTTGAAGCTGTTAAGGCTAAAAAGGTATGGAGGAAAAAAGATTACGATAATAAAAAAGTAAAGAAAGATGAAACTACTACAACTGCCTAACCCTGGCGAAGGCGGAAGGCTTGGGAATCAAATTTTCGCCATTGCCTCAACAATCGGATTAGCCTTACGACACGGTTACACTCCGCGCTTTCCTGCAAACTGGAAGTATCGGCAGCATTTTAATATACCGGATGAATGGTTTGGGGAAATGTCTTCAGCCGTAACACCTATAAAGGAACCTTTTTACGAATATTGCGGAGATTATTTCAGGCAATGGCTTGAAACAGATTATAGAACACTTTCAGGGACTTTAACAATAATCCACAGTTATTTGCAATCCCAAAAATATTGGGCAGGCTATGAGGATAAAATACGCCAATACTTAACCCCGAAAGGCGCAATTCCGCAAAGCGATGAATCTGTTTGCATCCATTACCGGCGCGGCGATTACCTGCGTAATCCGAACTATAAAACAGTTTCCGTTGACTATACAATAGGGGTATATTCAGAGTACTTTTACCCTATGCCAATCAAGGCATTTTCGGATGATTACGAGTTTATAAAGCTGCATCATGATGGCGATATTTTACCACAACAGGACGAAATAAAAGACCTGATTAGTATGGTCAATTGCCGATATCACATTATCAGCAATTCGACCTTTTCATGGTGGGCAGCTTATTTAAGCGGTGGATTTACCATTTACCCGCCTGTTTGGTTCGATGGCGCATTAGCAGGAAGGGCAAGTACTGAAACATTGTTTCCTGATGGATGGGTAAAGGGTGAATATAAAAAGGCTTATCTGAATGATGTAACATTTATTATTCCGGTAAGTTATGACCATCCAGATAGGTGCAGCAATTTGGAGACAGTTGTTCAATACATTAACCAATATTTTTATACTAATATAATAATTGGGGAAATTAATACAAAGATTTTAGGGCCAAATAAAAGTACAGAATACATGCGATTCGATTTCGCCGGACAATTCCATCGCACCAAAGCACTAAATGAAATGACTAAAGCGGCTAATACGCCGTATGTAGTCGGTGAATAGTTTCATAAGCCAATTATCGCTATAATGCGGGAATTTATCACATACTGCCTTTGACCCGTCTATTTGAACCCCGCAATTATCAGAAATAAATAAAACAATACGAGCGCCATCATTTGAAATCATCAATTTAGGGAACGGCTTTTCTTGCGGTTTTAATTCGCCAATCGTTACTTTAATCATTTTTCATTTAGTTTTTACAAATGTAAAACAGGTAAACGATATAACCAAACATTTGACAAAAAAAATTCCCGGCCAAATGACCGGGAACCTATTAACCCTTAAACTAAACCAATTACGCGCTAAAACCCATATCAATTACGCTGAAAGCTGCCGGGCGCTCAATTGCAAAGCCGATTGTTGCCTCCGTACGGAAAGTGACGCGGTTCTTTACAAAATCGTCCTGGTCGAACTCGGTAGAGCGTACATTCAGCCCTTCGCTTTGGATTTTCTTAAAATACCTCCAATCGCCGATAACGGCAGTGTCAGCAGCCACCCATGTAGCAGCGTAAACCGGTACGCCATTAATGCGGAGAATACCAAAGTTATCAACCATAACCGCGCCGGGTACAGTATAACCGCTTGTAGTGTCCTGTGTGGCAAGTAGGCTGTAAATTACGCTCGGACGGGTTACGATACCGTTAACGCCATACTTCACATCGCCCAAAATACCAATGGTTTCCAAAAGGCCATTATAGCCGCCTGCGGTGCTTCCTACCGTTGAGGCAGCGGCTACCAATGCAGCATAACCTTTTGTATCTTCCGCATTATAGTAATCTTCAGGCAGGTATTGGCTAAGATAGCTTTCAAGTGCCGGAACGTTACGAAGCATGTTACGGGTCACTTTAGTATAAGCGGCCAAAGTCTGCAATGTAACGGTTACATCGGTCAGGTCGTAATCCCTATTTGGCTTTACGATGTTGCTGTTTGGATGATCCCAGTCAAAGGAACCTTCCCCAATAGTTTCATCATGACGAATGTAATGGTAAAGATCGGTTGCGCTCGGAACGGTTGCAATTAATTCAGTCAGGTGCCGGGGTGAATTAGGAACCCCAACGATGCCGGGTGCATAAGTCGGAACGCCTGAACTGCCCACCAAGTTATTGCTGATGGTCATAACGCCAACCGTTTTGCTTTCAATCTGGAATCCAACAGAACCAATCTTACGCTCGGCCAACTGCTTAAAGTTATCAGCATTTTCAGCAACTGCCTTACTTACGGCTTCTGCCCAGGTAATGCTTTTCTTTTCGCCTGCCCTCATTTGATCGCCAATGTTCTTGTCAATTCCATCGAGCTGCTTTTGCATTGCCTCAAGGGTAGTATCCAATTTGCTGCCCAATTCTTTAACTTCGGTAATATCGGCTTTACCGTCAGCCAGCCCTTTAACCTTTTCGGTGTAAAGTGCTTTAATTTCCTCAAACTGTTTATTGAGGATTTCATTAATGTTTTCCATTTACAATAATTTTAATTTGTGTTTGAAATGTTCAAGTGCAAGGCCAACCGCTGTAATGTCTACCTCTTTAATTGCTTCCGGCTCCGTGGTATTCTCTACCGGCGTAGTGGATTCTGCTGCCTTTAATTCGGCGTAAATTTGCGTTAGCTCTATAATCAAAAGACCTTTTAAGTCTTCATCATATCTATCGTTTGAAATTGCCTTTGTAATACGCTCAATCCTTCTTGCGGCAGTTTGATCCTCATGCGTAATACCCAAAGATTTACTAACCTCAAGTGTCGGTGTGCGCGGGTTATCTCCCCAAAGAATTGTGCTACCTTCCCATATACCGGCCTGTGTGATTATTCGGGCATCGCCTTTGTATACTTTATCCTCAAGGCTAAACCCAATAGAATGCTGTGTAATATCTCCCGCCTCATATGCAGGCCATGCAACTTCGCGCCATGCAAACTTGTTACGGTAACCGGAAACGCCTATTAAATATTGACCTTCCGTATAAACCTCTTCCATTTTGCTTAACATGGAAGTGGTCAAAGGAATGTGATCTAAAAGGTGAAATATTTCATTTGTCCCTTTCGGCCCGCGCTCGGCAATAGATTTGTTAAAAGCTGTAAATTCAAATATATCGTTTGACCTGTCAGCCTCCCCCATTTGTGCAAAGGCAAATTTTACCTTCATTTTTGAGGTATCAATATCCAAAGCCTTGCAGTCAATTGTTTTCGTTAAGTAACTACGCATAACCTGTAATTATATGAATTTGGTAAATACTACCTATTAAGTAGAATTTGTAGTTAAAAAATTAAGTTCGTTTTCGCCTTGTAGTCAAAGTGCATCTGCAATTGCAAATATCCCCCGGCCCCGCTGTGTTTGGTGCAGGCTGTGTCGTATCTCCGGGGTAAAGCATTGCCGCTTTGCTTCGCGGGTCTATAAATGGCATCCCATAATCTACCCTCATCCCGTCCATGTGCCGGTGGTCTGCTTTATCTTTTGGCTTTGTTCCCCGTGTCCGTTTATCCGTTGCACTTACCCAAACCAATGTAACCGGATAAGGCAACTTCCCAGCCGCCTGATATTTAGCCCAGCCTAAACTTTTATTAGTTTCAGTCCTTGCTATTAACGATGCCCGCCTTTTATCTTGACCTGTTGCCCGTAATTCCCTGATTATATCTGGATAACTTTTACCATCCTGAATACCCTTATTAATAATGTCGGTAATATACTTCCATGTGGTGTTGTTAATATCGGCAGTCAGGTTAGTGATAAACGTACTAAACCAATCCTGAATCATTTGCAGCCATCCGGCAGAAGCACCAAACCCGAATTTTTTAACCTGTAACCCCGCGTTATAACTTGCCGCTGCTTCTGTACTTGCAACCGATTTATACAGCCGCTCCAATATTCGCCGGATTGGTAACGGGTCAATTACACTCGGCCCTATTGCGTTTGCCATCGGTAGCCCTGCCCGTTCAATCATATCAAAAAACGGCTTCTTTGACCGGCGCAAAGCCCAAAAGACTTTATTGCGCCATTCGGCCTCTAATCGCCTTTGCTGTGCAATGTGGTCACGGCTAATCTGTTTGCGGCTCGGCATCGCTTACCCCCGCGTTTGGTTGCTGATAATCTTCCGTTATATCCACTTCCTCGCCACCTATTGCCGCGTCCTCTATTGGCATATATCCGGTTGGAATGTAAACCTGATTCATTTCATCGCTCATAATATCATCGTACTTCATAACTGAGCGCTTTTCATTCGGGGTAATCCACCACGCATCTTTAACCGATTGCACCAATTTGCTCATATCCTCTTGCATTTCCGGCAATTCGGTTATGTCAAAATCAGCCACCAAATCAGGCCTCCCCATTTTAATCGGCAGGAACCAATTGTTAAAGAATTCCCGTTTCATCACCAAATCTGGGTAAATGGAATTGGTTACCAGGTATTTAATGGCCTCTAATTGGTTGTCGTACTTGTTATCTGCCTGTAATAGTGCCGGTGGATGGTTATAGGCTAATGCAATCCTTTGGTCAGTCAATGCCCCACCCTCGATTAGTTTCATATCAACCGCATCCAACCCCAAACTTTGGTAATCAACCGGAAAAGAAACAGCCCCATCTTTGCCCTTATTGCTGTTTCCATTAAGGAAAGCATCAATAGTAGCCCGCATCGAATCCGCCTGAATCTGATTCATTGGCACCTCTTTAGGCATAAATACCCCCTTTGCGCCGCCATTCTCAAACATCTTAGCAATGGCTTTCTTTGCCTCAATGCTACCCTTCAAGTCAAGTAGTGCCGCCTTTAGTGGGGAAAGTCCGTAAAGATGCCGCCCATCTCTTGTGTAATCAGGGTTCTGGTATTTAGCCATGTAGCA